CGCCCTCGCCACCAGGTAGGACCCTGCAAACAAGGCACCCACCGCCAACTCCCCCGCCAGCTGGTCCGCTGGTAAGGAAGGCAACCGCGCCCCGTCCACGTGTTGCAGAATCAGGTCAGCGATATACGCGACCTCCCTCTGCTCCGCGGCGCCCAGCGGCCCTAACATCTGGAGCACCGGACGCTCCAGAACCGTAACATCAACCTCCGTCTCCACGGCGGCACTGAGGAAGTCCTCCGCGAACTCAGGCGCGTACGCCCGCAAATCCAGTGGAGACAACATCTCCAACTTCCCGCGCAACCTTGCCTCCAGGTTGGGCGCCGGCGGCACCTCGACACGGCGCACCGTCTCGAGGCGCACACTCCCCCGCGCACACAACATGGGGCTCTGTGCCAACACACACCCCAGTCCTCCACTCGCCTCCGGCAAGAACGCCAGCTGCCAGGGGTTCTTGGCGCCCAACTGGTGCTGTCGTGTGGTCGTCCCCCAGAAAGTTAACGTGTTCGCAACGTCCCCTAGGCGGAAACACGTGCTGTACCCGTTCCGCCTGTACCACACGTTGAACTCCTCCACGAGCGTCTTCATCATCTGCACGCCCGGACGGCGGGGCGGGTGCTGCAGGTCCGAGGAGAGGCCACCGCCAAGACCGCGAACGACGCTGGCACATTGAACGTCGCGGTAATAGTTGACTCGGAGGAACTCATACCACCCACCCACTGTGGCGGCGAAATGCTGCTTCTGCGAACCGCCCTCTTTACCACAGCAATCCAACATGCTTTGCACAATCGGACCACCTAGTGGAGCATCATACACTTCCACACTGTCGTCCCCCTGGTGGTACGCCTTCAAGCATGAGACACCGAAGACTCGGTGCAGCCAACGACGCACAACACGGCCCAACGCCACATTGAACGTCGTGTTGATCAGCATCGTGTGCCGCCAACCCGTCATCAGCCCGTGCAACCACCGTTTGCGTTCACCGTCGTGCACCACCCCTACGTTGTCCAAGCATCGAAGAATTTTGTCAATCGTCACACAGGGCGCACCCAGTTCACCAGCCGCCTCAAAGGTGGCGCGGACCCCCAGGTAGAATGCACGGATCTCTGAATGCTTGTGTACAATGTTGAAGTTCGAATAGTCCCGACACGCCACCCAACCACACTGCACTGCCCCCTGCAGCGCCGACATCATCTTAGCCTGCACCGCCACCGAGTGCATCAGCGGCACTTCCGGCAGCGATGCCAGGAACGAGTCTTCCCCATGCCGCGAGAGCTCATTGCTCAGGGCGTACAAAGGGAGCGAGCCCGCCACCAGGTTCCGCTGCTTCGCGACCTCCGTCTTGCGAATCACGCGACACCAGCTGTTAAG